CTACTGGTGTACCTGACTAGCGAAGTGCTTTATCTGATACAGCGGGGACAGGCTCATAGCCGAGGCCAAATGCTCCGGCGATAGGTGCGCATACCGCATGGTCATCGTGATCGAGGAATGGCCGAGGATCCGCTGTAGGGTCAGGATGTCCCCTCCCCCCATCATGTAGTGGCTGGCGAAGGTATGGCGGAGAATGTGGGTCATCTGGCCCGGCGTCTGGAACCCGCAACGCTGATAGGCGCAGCGGAACGCGGCACGGCAGGACATGAACAGGCGGCCAGATCCAGGCATGCCCACCTTGAATATCAACCTCTCCAACTCGTCCGGGATCGGCACTGATCGGCTCTGCCGATTCTTGGTCCGGTGATAGTGCACCTTGCCGCCATGCACAGCGCCCCGCGTCAGGCTTTCAGCCTCTTCCCAGCGGGCTCCCGTGGCGAGACACAATAGCGCGACCGGATAGGTATGGTTGTTCGTACTGGCCTTGCACTCTTCCAGCAGTCGAGCGACCTGATCCAGGGACAGAAACGTCAGTTCGACCTGATCCGTCTTGATTTGCCGGACCTTGCCCAGCGGGTTTTCCTTGTGCCAGGAGCCCAGGCGAATCAGTTCAGAGAAGACCGCCGACAAATAGCGTTGCTCGTGATTGACCGTCTCAGGCTTCACCTCGGTCAAGCGACGTTGCCGGTAGCGTGCCCACGCCAACGAATCGAACTCGAACGCCAGGGGGTTCCCTAGCCGCTTCGCCAGCGCCTCGCAGCGCGCCAAGCGTTGCTTGCCATCCTTCAAGGTGCAGCCGTGGAGGTCATACCAAACCTTCACCAGATCGGAGAGACGGTCATCCAGCGGTCGGCCCGTCTCGCCCTTCACGGCGAAAAAATCCTGCTCATAGCGAATCGCGGCAGACTTGGTGGCGAAGCCTTTCTTGCGAATCCTGCGCCCGGAACGACCATTCTCATAGAAGTCAGCCGTCCACGTCTTGCCGTCCTTGCGTACCGTCATATCGCATATCCCTTGCGCAGATAGCGATCACACATGAGCTTGTGGATATGCCTTTCCAGATCGCGACGAGTCCAACCCTTGGCGAGATAGTGGTCTTCGATAACGTGCCAGAACTCCAGTTTACGGGCGGACTCAATAGCCTTTTTTGCCGGGACACGCTCCCGCGCGATCAGGCTCACGAACTGGCCGAGAAACATCTCGCAGTTACGTCCACTGAAACCCTTGGCAGTCTTGTAATAGCGCCGATACTCGGTGCGCTCGATCAGCGGATCGCACTCGACCTGGACGCGGGCGTCCTGGCTGATCAGGCTCCAGAAGGCGTCATACATGCCCTCCCGGGAGAGCACACGGAATGCCTCGCAGGCATAGTTCCACAGCCCCTGTAGATGCGGGCAAAGGCCCTCGTAGGTGCGGCAGCCGATGACCTCTCCCGAGGCCATACGCGAGCCTTCGGAGAACTGCTGGACGATGGAGTGGTGATAGCGAAACTCGATCCGCCACACCGTTTCCAGGGGGTTATAGGCCGGGTCGCCATCGCCGAACGGATCCCCATTCAGGGTCGCCCACACGCTTTCCCAATAGTCGAGCTTGTCGGTGGCCCGAGCCTGGAGGGTCTTGTTATAGATCGACAGTTGCAGGCCGTTGGCCGAGCCGAACATGTACGTCTCGCCACGCCCGTAGACCGAGGCGTTGCCGTCGAACTCGATCCGCTCGATCCCACTGATTTGCCGTACCCGACGCGAGCGGCAGTGCATGCGATCAACGAGATCAGCCGGAGGCGTCCAGCCCTGCACATCCAGCGCGATATGCACGGCTGCTTGGTTGGTCTCGCAGTGACTCAGCACCGCTGCGGCCAGGTCATCCAGCACGCCCTGGAGGATACGCGGGTCGGCGCCGTCAATGGCGTGGGGCGACACCTCGATCTTGAGGTGCGAGCCAATGGTGTCGACCTTGATGTTGTGATTCTTGATCAGCAGGATCAGGCCCATTTCGGCGTTCTGCAGGCGGTACTGATAGCCAGAGTCGCGACCGATACGGCCCTTGGACCATTCGTAACCGGCGAACTCGACCACATCCACCGACAGGTCAAACAGCGCCATGACTTCCGGCCGGAGCTTGCCGTTGTACAACTGCCGCACGGTGTCCACGCCACACCGCAGGATGCGCACGCCTGACAGGTCGGTGAACTGTCCATTGAGCGGGTCCATGAAAAGCATCCCCTTCGGGGACTTGTGGAAATCCCCGTTCTCTTCGAGGACCAGTCGCGTTGGATGGATCGGAGTCTTCATGTTCTTTACCCGTTAATGAGGTTCTATGGGGTTGCTGATCGGGGGTTATCTGACGTGTTACAGGGGCGTCAGCCGGCCCCGCCGCGGCGCTTACTCACTCCGAGACGAGCCGTTCGCGCGCGCCCCGGCCAGGCCGGCTACAGCGGCCATACCGGCCCCGTCGGCGTCACCGCCACCGCGAAGAAAAAGCCCGCCAGATAGGCCAGGAACGCCAGCCCCAGGGCGGCGAAATAGCTTGTCCAGTTCATCGGCTCCCCCTCAGTTGATCGAACGCGGCAAGCGGCTGGTATCAGGGAACCACCGTCACCCGCACGGCGGCGCCGTTCGCGGCGGCGGGCGGTACGTTCGGCGCGGCGGCCCTGAGCCGGCGGCGCATTGCCCAAGGCGCTACGCCCCGGCGCAGGCGGCATAGCCGGACCAACCGCCCTTGAAGCTCAGTTCCGCGGCGCAGTTGCCCCGCGGCACCACGGCATAGCCGGTGTCGGTCAGGTCGCGATCGGGTGAGAGTGAATTCGCTGCCGTTCTGGCTCCCTGACGGCCAACAGATAGGTGCGGCGCCCGGAGGCGGACAGCAGGGTTGCCTTGACCATGAAGTCGCGGCCGGCGAAGGGATGCCCTACAGGAGCAGCGCCCGGAACGCCTGGGTGCCCAGGTACATCATCAGCAGCATCAGGACCAGCCGCACCAGTAGCACGCGCAGCACCCACAGCAGGACCGGCTTGAGCAGGCGCAGCAGTTCCAGCAGCAGGCGGCGATACAGGGTCGCCCATGAGCAAACGAGGTCCGCCGTCATAAACCACAGACCCAATAGCAAGGGCCGGAATTGCCATGAATAGAAGAATCTTAGGTTGTCTAAAAAGGCTCTTGCCGGCGATGGTGTCGGTGACGGAGCCGGTGGCTGTCGATTCATAGAGGGCGAAGGTCTCCTGGCGGATTTTCTTGATCTCGACGATCACGTCGCGGGCCGGCGGTTTGTTGTCCTGCGCCGAGTGCTGGCTTTCCTTGTAGCGGCCCCGAATGCCGATGACGGCGAGGTTGGAGTGCAGATAGGCCTTTTCCGCCGTCATGCGGATATCGTCGCGGATATAGGCGATGTTCGGCGTGGTGAGGATGATGTCCCAGTTGAAATGCCGGTGCCGGGTCCAGGCATCCAGCCAGCCCATGGGCCGCCCGGCTGCCTTGGCCGCTTCCGGGCCGTCCGGGAAGTCGAAGCGCTTGAGGTCGGCTTCGCGCCAGGACTTCAGAAAGATCAGTTGGGTTTCGTCGAAGATGATGAACGCGCCACGCGGCGCCCACATGAACCAGGTGCGCATCTTCTCCATGTCATCCAGGTCCTCGAGGTCGAGGTTGATGACGTCGCAGCTGGAAGGCGTCTCCGGCATCACCTGGAAGATCCGTTCGCGGGTCAGGCCGCGCACGTTGGTGATGATGACGCGGCCCTTCTTGATCGCGGGGATCAGGTCATCTTGGATCGCGCCGGAGGTCTTGTAGGAGCCGTTCGGGCCGTGATGAATCTTGATCGCCATGTCACTTACCTATGAAGGGGATGAAGGACATGGAGAAGCGCGTGCCGATGGCGGCGAAGATCATGTTCACCGCGTCCGGCAGGCCGAAGAACGCCAGCAGCGAGCGCAGGTCGCCGTCCAGGGACGAGTAATAGGACGTGATGGTCGAGCCGATACCGATGCCGCCGACGACTTCGCGGAACGCCTTGTAGCCGATTTCCGCGACGAACAATTGCATCTCGAACCAGCCCTTGATGGCCATCTTGGTCAGCAGGACAAAGGCGTCGGTGACGAAGTCATAGACGCCACTGTAGAGGAAGTCCCAGAGGGATTGCATCCAGGCGAGAATGTCGGAGAGAAAGGGAATGTCCATGGCGTTTCCTCAGGAGCGATAGAAAACGATCCATCCGGCCAGCATCGCGGCGATGAACAGCACCACGTAGCGGATGACGGAGAGTTCTTGGGCGTACTGGGTGAGGCAGACGTCGTAGCGCTGGCCGAGGGCGGTAAAGTCCCAACACGGCAGGGAGCCGCCGCCGGTGCCCAGGTGAATATCGAACTTGGAAGCGAGGACGCTTTCGAACTTGCCTTGCAGTTCCTGGAAGTCCTTTTGCGCCTTGGCGATGGCGTCGTCGTATTCCTTGATGGTCTTGTCGAAGGAGCCTTGCTTCGGCTCTTTCAGGCCTCCCCCGCCGGAGCCGTCGCCGCCATCGCCACCGGTCCCGCCGCTGGAGCCGGACCCGTCGCCATCGCCGCCGCTACTGCCGTCACCGCCGGGCGTGCTGCCGCAGTCACTGCCAACATGGCCCTGACAGGGGTTGTTACCGCCACCGCCCCCACCGCCGCCGCCACCACTGGAGCCGTCATCGCCACCGCCGTTACCGGGCTTGGTGCCGCCATCGCTTCCACCGTCGCCGCCGGGCGGGTTGCTGCCACCATCGCCCCCAGTGCCGCCGTCCCCACCCGGAGGCGGACCGTCCCCCGGACCCACGTCGCAGCCGAAGGCACAGGAGCCCTTGGAGGTGAACCAGTTGCCGGTGAACGAGCCGATGACCCGGCAGAAGGTTCCACCCGCTTCGCCCTCAGCGGGGCCGATACAACCATCAATCGAACTGACAGCGATCTCACAACCGAGGTAATTGATGAAGCGGGAAATCGGTGCTTGGTGGCCGCCTTTTTCATAGAGCGAGCCAGCCAAAATCTTGCACTTATTCTCCTTACACTCGCCTGTTTCTTTATCGAACTCAGTGCCTTCCGGGCACCTATCGCCTTTCAAATAAACATCAGTAGTAAATATTGCTCGCCCGGTAGATACAGCCCTTGCAACGCAATAAAAAGTTTTGCCAGGGTCATTCGGGGAAGGCTCCAT